CTTTAACTGTAACATTACCACCTAATGATACATTACCTGCTACATCAAGTGTACCACCAATACTTGTATTACCTGCTACAGTAGCTGTACCACCTATATTTACATTACCTGATACAGAAACATCATCTTCAAACTCAGCTTTACCAGTTATATTAGATGTACCACCTATAGATACATTACTTGTTACTGTTAATGTACTTGCTAAATTAACTGCACCATTTACACTTAATGTGCTTTTTAAATGTGTAGCACCTTCTATAGTTGCAGTAGAAGATACTTTTAATGTACCACCTACTTGTGCATTTGAAACTGATATATTACCTGTAATAGGTATACCTGTGATATTTGTACCATCACCATAGAATGCAGAAGCACAAACTTTTTCTGCAAATGTAGCATCACCACCTACACCTAATGTGCCTGTTATTGTTGTATTACCTGCAACTGTTAATGTACTTGCTAAATGAGTAGCTCCTCCTACTGATAATGTTCCACCTATAGAAGCATTACCTGCAATAGTAGCTGTACCTCCAATATGTGCATCTCCACTTATACATACATCATTATCAAACTCTACCTTATCTCCAAAAGTTTTATTAGTTAATGTATCAGTAGTAGATGTTCCTACAAGTGTAGCAGAACTTGTTGGTAATGTTATTGTTAAATTACCACTATAAGAAGAATGTGGAGGTGATTGTAAAGCTGCATAATGAGCATTAGAAGATTCACAATATAATTTTATATTAGATTGAGAGCCTGTATTTTTAATAGCTATTTCACCACCAGATACCATTACAGCACCAGTTATAGTTGCAGTTCCCCCTACATTTAGGGTACCTCCTACTATAGCATTAGATACAGATATATTACCTTCTATTGTTGCAGTTACACCAGATAAATTAGAACCATCTCCATAATATGCAGAAGCACTAACTTTTCCGAAAACTTGCATATTACCAGATACAGACATATCATCTGATACACCAAATTTACCTGCAACTAATACTTGACTTGTTGCTACTTGTAATGCAGTATTAACTCCATCACCTGTTTGAATATTTATTAAACTTGCACTAACTCCTTCATTAGCAGATACTGCCATTTTAAGAAGTTGTTTATAACTATTAGATACTAATTTTCCTGTTAATGTACTCATACTGTTTGCCACCATCTATCTTTTGTTGTATCATCCCATGTAAAATTAGATTGTTCCCAAGTTAAACTTCTACCTAAATCATCTATTCTTGCATGTCTTATAGTAGGATCTTCTCTTAAACTTGGAGCTTCATTTTGTGGATGATTTTTTAAATCAAATGCACCATCAAAACATTGAGGACATCTTAATGTATCATAACTACTTAACTTCATAACTCTCATAGGATAAACAAATCCACAAGAATCACACATTGCTAATGCTCTTTTATTAGTAGCCATTATACTGCCCTTAATTTAGGTTTAAAATAAATACTTGCTCTCTCTTTGTCTTCTTCCATTGCTCTCATTAATAATTCTTCATAATTACTTTTTAATAAAGCTATCCTTGTTTCAGGTAAACCATTTCTTTTTAAAGACATATAGTATGCTAATCCAGCAGTTAAACAAGGTAAGAATCTAACAGGAGCATCTGCATTTTGTTGATAAGATTTATTTACATCTGCTACTTGTCTTATAGCTTCTATAGTTAAAATACCTGTAGTAACATTAGGAACAGGATATAAAAATAAAGTTGGATTAGATAAATTTCTTTTAATTGCGTATTGTGTTGGTCTACCTGTTTGAGACTTTTCAGGTATAATATTATATTCTTCAAATGTTTTTCTTTCTAATTTTGTATCTGTTCCTGTTGCTGTTTCTCTATATGTAACTATTAATGTATCTGTTATTGAACCTGCTAAATCATATGTTGTTACACTTGTAGAAACTGTAACTGCAGTTGTAAAGGTACTCCATAATAGTATACCACGATTTTGCCAATCATTCAACATTAAATTTATAGAACGTCTAGCAGACTTAGGTTCATGTCCTAATGTTTGTTCACCACCTATCATTTCAGTAGCTTCTTGTATAATCTCATCTATATCAAGATTAAAATCATATGTACCTGATGTTGCCATTATTTTCTAGTCCTTTTTAAATATGCTTTAGCTGCTTTAGCTAATCTTGCTTGTTCTGGTTTCTTTCCAAACCTAGCTCTTTGTTCTAATACAGTTAGTATTTGTATTTTTCTAGCATAAGGTTTTTTAATTCTTTTAACTTTAGCTATAGTTTTTTTTGCATCTGCTACAGTTGCATACTTAATACTTACTGTATCTCTAGGATTCTCGTCTGTATATAATCTACGACCAGAACCTTTAGGTTTTTTTCCTGTTCCTACTTTTGGGTCTTTACATAGTTTGCAACTATCTTAGCTTGATTTGCATGAAGCTTAGAAGCTTTTTTTAATTGTTTAGTTACTTTCTTTAATCTTCTTACCATTTCTTTTTAATCCATCTATATATTGCATATGTACCTAAACCAAGTATAACATATAATATTCCATCAAACCAAGATATATTATGTATTGTAGTAATTAATTCAGGTGTTATATTCATTTCTTTTTCTTTCTTTTAAATGTTCTTACATTTTTAGGTTTACCTCCAGGATTACCTGCAGCTCTTTTTCTTTTTACAGCACTTCTTATCTGTGATTTAGACATCCTATTAGCAGTAGCTCTAGGTACACACTTAGGATATTTTCTTTTACTTGTTTTAGTAGACTTTCTACCACAAGCTTGAAACTTTCCTTTTTTCTTTTTAGCACCTATATCTACCCAATCACCTTTAGGTCCTTTACCAAACCAAGCAGTAAGACCACCTGTAGGTTTAGGCATAGCCACCACCACGTTTTTTGTAAGTACGTACTAACCATCCATTAGCATATGCACTTGGATAAACTTTAAACTTACGTTTAGCTTCTGCTTTTACTCTTGCATACAATGCAGGATTAGTTGGTCTTGCACCTTTTTTCTTTTTAGTTTTTTTCTTTTTAAGAGCCATTATTTTTTCTTCTTTTTTTTCATTGTTTTTTTCTTTTTCTTACCTCTGCCTAATAAAGGTACTTTACCTCCCTTAGCCATATATTTAGAACCTTTAGCCATGTACTTAGAACCTTTAGCCATATACTTAGTTTTTTTCATCATTAGTTTTCTCCTTATAAAGATTATTAAATGTTACATTTGGATCTGTATAACTATCATGTATTTCTGCAGAATGTATATATTGACTTGGTGCAAAATCTGGAGCACCTTCACCAGCAACCCATAATGCAGGATTAGTTACTCTAACTCTATTATTAGGCAGTGCTACAATATTACCAGTCCACTTACCAGCATCTGTTAATTGTAATACATGACTTTGCTTATGTTGTGCAGGGTCATCACTTATATAACTATCTGTATAATCAACTGTAAACATATACCTACCTTTATAAAACTCTCCACCTATTTTACAGTACCAAGGACTAGAACTTATTCTATCCATCACTATTATTGAGTGACCTCTAGAAGAACAATCCCA